ATGACTGATCTTGCACCTGTGCTCAATGTCCGTTTCTTTCGCACGGACGCTGAAAATGAACCGGTGCGTGACTGGCTTGCTGATCTTCCCCGCGACCATAGAAGGATGGTCGGTACAGACATCAAAACCGTTCAGCTTGGTTGGCCCATCGGCATGCCGGTGGTAAGAAAGCTGGATGCCGGGCTCTGGGAAATCAGGATTGATCTTGGCGACACCATCGCACGCATTATTTTTACAGTTGTTGGATCCGACATGGTGCTACTCCATGGCTTTATCAAAAAAAGCCAAAAAACACCCGCGTCGGACATGGCTACCGCCAAACAGCGCAAAGCACGACTATGAGGCACAAAAGATGAACAAGCATATCGGATCTGACTTCGATGACTTCCTTGCGGAGCAAGGTCTTGCCGAAGAGGTTTCTGCCGCAGCTCTCAAGCGCGTCATTTCCTGGCAAATTGCTGAGGCTATGAAGCTGCAGCGTGTCAGCAAGAAAACCCTTGCCGAGCGGATGCATACAAGCCGCACTGCAGTGGATCGGGCACTCGATCAAAATGACTCAGGCATGACATTGGCCACGCTCGCCAGCGCTGCTCGCGCACTCGGCCAGCGAGTAGAGGTTCGTCTGATTCCTGAGAGCGACGAATCTCACGCATAAATCCAGTTTCTTATCTGCATGCCCAAAGTCTGGCATTACGCCAGTTTCGGCGTGGATGGAAAACCAAGTCCCTAATCTCGAGTCCTGTAGGAATTAGAGAAGTTTGATCAACACCGCGGTAATAGTTGCCACCGTCACGATCAGGCCAGTCGCAACGCCCACCGGATACCAAAAAATTTCACAGGTCATCTTGCCAGCTTCGGCGTTCAGCTTGCGCTGTTCAGCCATCAGCTTGACGATTTCTACGTGAACCTTTTTCAGCTCAGCCTGTTTAATAGTGAATTCCTGCATAACGTGTGCGCCGTTACAGATAATGGGGCGCTTATTGTGTGCTGCCCTTTGAGTCATTTTGCACCCTGAAGGCGTAAAACCAATACCCTCCCAGCGCGACTTATGTGAGCTGCCAAATCCGATGAAAGCCCCCAACCATCTGGCTTTTCAGCATGCTTCCCACCCGCCTATCAATCGTCTTACATCAGTTTCAGAAAGCGCCTTCGCTGATACCGCCACGCATGAAATCCAGACACCAGAAACCACAAAACCCCTGACTTCTCTCGAAATCAGGGGTTTTGCTTACATCGAATTTGGCGGTGAAGGAGAGATTCGAAACCACCCGATTGCGATTTTCGCGAAGTCAGCCCCCGGTTTATAAGGGCTTCAGAGCGATAGTTAGCGCGCAAGCGTTCCCATGGCGGTCCCATGAGTTTGTGCGGCAGTCGAACGCGATCCGGGCTATAGGGGGTAATGCGTTTTTTCTGGAGCGGCATCGGAAATAAGTAATTTGAGTAATTCGATCCTATGACCTGCCTGAGAGGCTTGATTTCACTGGCCTGCACAGGATTGGCGCAAGGTAATTTTCAAGTAATGTAGAGGTAAGGTAATTACCTTTTAAGGAAGTAATTTTTCTTTTTCTCCATCCCTTATAAATCAGCCACTTACGGCCACATTACCTTTTTCATTACTCAAAATTACTTTCTGAAGTAATCCAGCAAAGCCAATAAATACAGGGCTTTCAGCGGTGTAGTTGCATCCGACTTACCACATTACTTTTTTCCGACTGCGTTCCTGAAAATCGGAGTCGAATGGTGACTCGCACCTGACGACAACCCCCGCCAGGGGGAGACGCTTCGGGCGCCTACCCTTCGCAGGGATTTGCAGGCTTTTTGCCCCACACGATCACCATGACAACGCTCAGCCTTGGCCGCGTTCAGCCCTCTGCAGGACTGCGGAAAAAAAGACCCATTTAGACCGGAGGCGAGGTGGGGGGACGACGGCGCGCGCCAGGTGCTACTCTCCGTCCTACGCTTCAGCCAGGCATCAGTCGGCCTCAACGTTGAACCTTCTTGCTGAAAGGATGGCGAAATTGGCTACTTGGGCTATAGCTGTATCATGGGTTGAAAGGTACTTGCCGGAGGGTGAGAGCAGCTATACGCTTCGCGCTGTTTTAAAGTAGGTCCAACGGACTGTCAGCGAAATTGGTTACCGGTGAGTGCCTACAACGGGAACCGCCCCATCGGACTGGCGTCAAAAGTATCTACATAACGAAAAACCGCATTGCGAGGGATTCGTATGAGCAAGAACCATAAGCACTCGAAGCTGTTTGACCGGCTCAAGGCCTATTGCCGTCCATCGGAAAGCGAAGCCAAAGAAACTGCGCCTTTTTATGTAACAAGTACTGGCGCGTTATTTGCAGATGCGAACGAGCTTATTCATGCGCAAGTAGTACAAAAGCAGCTTACTGCTTTCGCCTCTTTGGATAGCGAAATTAAAAAAATACAGAAAGAAGAGAAGTCAGAATCACCTAAATAGGCGCTTTTATAATTTCCTCAGGAAGAGTTTAAATGCTAAAAGCTGCCTTTGCACTTATCCCGCTTATGGCGGGATATATTTTTATCAGCACCTGGCTCGCCACAAGGTATCTAATAAAACGTGAAGACTCACAAAAACTCTATATCCGCGCAGCATTCTGGGGATTATGGCTATTTCTTCTGGCATTCGTATTAACCTACCAAATCAAAGACTCAATCCTGGTGGGATTAGGTTTTTTTAGATCCCTAATGGACAGCGTTCCATTTGAAGCAAAAAATGAAAAGATCGATACCGCTTTTTGGATATTCGCTCTTACTATGACATTGCTCATCGGGACTTTTGGCGGTTATTTTCTCAACTGGTCTTATGCAGTAGCAACCATAACAATCCGACTAATAGGCGGAAAAAAACCTGCATTATCAGAGATTTACAAACACGCCAGAAGGGATTCAATAAAAAAAGCAATTAACGTAATGAATGCAGATCTTGAGCTAATTCTATTAAGAGCCATGGAAGAAAACATGCCCGTATGTGTAACTCTCGGACATGGAAAAGTCTACGTCGGCTTTATCACCGGCTCAATTGATCCAGGCGACAAAAGAGATATGTTGCGCATCCTACCGCTTGTCAGCGGCTATCGAAAAAGTGACGACTACAAAATAACCTTCACAACCTCGTATATATCCTTATACGACCTTTGCACTGAAGGAAAAGAACTCGGCCATCTAGACCCCAGTAAATTTGAAGTCGTATTCCCGCACTGCGAAATCAAATCAGTGAATCTTTTTGACATTAATGCCTATAACGCTTCTCAAGCGGACTCAAACGAATTCAAGAATTTTTCTTCTAGTTAAAAAACACTCCCCCCCTTTCCAAGGGCTCTTTTTCATCATTCTCCGCCTACTTCGTAGGTTTTGAAACTCATCACTTCTTCGCCTAACCAGTCGTTCAACTGCGTCATTCGTGTCTGGATCGGCTCCAGCTCATTGGCCGCATAGATCTGCGCCGCCTCCCGAATCGATCCAAACCCGCCCGCATTCTGCGGAACAATACCCATCAACTGCGGCGGAATGCGAAGGCTCGCCAGCACGTCATCACGTGTCTGATTTTTGATCGAGTTGAATTCATCCTTCGCCGCTACCTCACTGACCGGAATCAGCTGAATGCCGTCCTTCTTTCCGGTCGGCGAATAGACAAAAAGGTTACGGAAGTTACCAGGCCCCTTCGATTCCTTCAGCGCCTTCCGTAAAGCGTCGATATCAGCCTCAGTCTGCGCCGCATCCGTCATGTACAAGATGAACCCCGCATGACTCCCATTCTCGTAATACTTGCGCCGAAACAACGTCGCCGACTCATTCAACAACGCCGACTGCAACGCGCTGATCCACTCCGGCAGCCCGTAAATCTCCTGGTGCAGATCCGCCTCGCGCAGGTGAAAAATGCTGTCTGGTTCGAAGGCATGTTCGTCTTTCCACCCGCGAACCTGGTAGAACTGCCCGTCCGGCCCGGCGCGCATGTACTTGGCCAACGGCGTTTCCAGCTTACGAACCCCGCCAAGCCGAGAACGGCGCCCTTCAAGGTAGCCATTCCCCAGACAGAGGAAGTCCAACGCAAACTGTTCAAACGAAGCCCGCGATAACAACGGATGCGGGATAAACGTCTTGCTCAACAAATTGCGCTTGAACATCAACCCCGAATGCAGATGCACACTCGCCCCCACCGACCGGGCCAGACCATCCAGCAACAACGGTGGCTCATACCACCGCCCGTTAAACCAGCACTCCAGATAGTCGAACACCTCTCGGCCGCCGAGCACAGGTGTCGGCTCGCCAAAGGAAAACACCTGCGTCCCGGCGCCGGTGGCGGGTGTGGTCGCGGGCAACAGCGTCTGGTTGGCCAGCTGTTCGGTCATCAATAAATCTCCATGCGCCCGGTATTGGCAGCGGTCTGCCCCTCAAGCGGTTCGTTGTGCAATGCGTGAAAGAGCGCCCACGCCAGATCGGCGTGACCGGTGTTGTCGTTGCGCCCTGCGGTGTAGGTGTATTGGCGTCCACCGGCGGTGACGGTCTTGCGGATCGCCATCAGCGACTGCGCCATGTCGGTCCAGCCGGCGTCGAACTCCAGCCGCCCCTTGTGGATAACGTCGTAGGCCTTCAGCACCAGACGGGTTTTGACCTCGGGCGAGTAGCTGAAAGTGGTGACCGCGGGGAAGAACTGGCGCACCAGCTGGGCCACGCCGCTGCCCAAGCCGGTGACGTCGATGCCGATATAGGTCACCCAATAGCGGTCGCAGACGCTCTTGATGAACGCGGCCTGCGCGGCGAAGTCCATGCCGCGGAACTGGTGGCGTTCCAAGATGCGAAACTTACCGCCCGGTACCAGCGGCGGCGCGACCACCACCATGCCAGAGCAGTCGCCGGTCTCGGCCGGGTCATAGCCGATCCACACCTGACGGTCGCCAAACGGGCGCATGGCGAACGGCTTGTAGTCCTCGGCCCACTCGACCCAACTGTCCACCATGCAGGACTGCAACAGGGTCAGCGGGAAGATGCTCGCGCCGTCATCGACGAACTCGCACATCAGCAAGTTGGCGAACGCCTCGGGGCTGTACTCGCGGCGCAGTTCCTCGATGTCGAACAGGTCGCAACCGCCCCGCTCTGCGTCCAGGATCGTGACGATCTGCCGCCACAACCGATCCTCGCAGAATCGACCCTGCTGGAGCGCACCGTGGGACACGTCTACCTTCGTGTGCTGTGCCGCCGGCTTACCCTTGTTGAAGCGCTCGCCGGTCCAGAAGGTGTACGCCTCGTGGGCCATGCTCGACGGTGTCGAGAAGTAGGTCTTGCGCCACTTCTTGTGCATCGCCATGCCCGAGGCGACCTTGTTCAGCTCCTCAAACTTGAACGTCCAGAAGAATTCGTCGAAGTAGAAATTGCCGTGATAGCCCTGGGCGGTGCGGGCATTGGTGCCGAGAAAAAACAACTCCGCGCCGTTGGGCAGCACGATGGGATCGCCAGTCAGCTCAACGCCAATCACCTCGCGGGCGAACGCCTGAATGTAGCCGCGGAACAGGTAGGCCTGGTTCTTCGACGCTGACAGGAAAATCTGATTGCGCCCGGTGTCCAGGGCATCGATGAATGCCTCACGGGCGAAGTAGTAGGTCGCGCCGATCTGCCGGCTCTTGAGGATGACGCGGGTGCGCTGGTTGCCGGCCCGGTACCAGTCCTTTTGGTAGTCGAAACAGCCGTCGATGAATGCCTCGCGCAGCAGCTCGATCTGGTCTTCGCTGATGTCGTTCTTCGGGGTTTTCTTCTTCGGGCCTTCGTTGCGCTTGGCCAGATTCGGGTTGAGGTCAGTTTCAGTACCGCCGCCCTGAAAGCGCTGAATTCGGGCTTGCCGCTCCAGCTGCCGGTGCAGCAGGTCGACTTCCTTGAAGTCGCCGCCTGTCTTGCCATCCTTGAGGATCAGCTGCACCAACCGCGCTTCCAACGCTCCGCCGATACGCTCGACGTTGTCCGCCCGGTCCCACTCGTCGCGAGCCTTCCAGCTGTGTAGCGTTTTCTCCTTTTCGCCCGTAGCCTCGGCAATCTCGCAGATACGCCAACCCATCCAGTACAGGAACTTGGATTGGCGGCGGGGATCGATGGGCAGCAGTGCGGTCGTAGTCATGGCCGCGATGCTGACGCCCGCGCACGAGAGTCAGAAGCGACGATAATTGTAGTCTCGGATTTAACAATTAAAGTAAGCGAAGCCGAATAGAAACCAACCCATTCGGCCTCGTAGATATGACCTAGATTAAATTAGGCTCAAGAATCAAACTGCTCATCATCCGTATAGATGATCCCCACGTTCGCGGTATACGAACCGGTTCTCCCCGACACTTGAGTCATTATTTCTTCTGGAGTGTCATCACGAAAATTCACGATATGCCCTACAAGAACTCCGTCATCGGTAAATTCCGCTTCCTCGCTTTCCATCCACTCCTCAAGATCTTCCACACTGAGGTCTGTTGCGTGGGCTAACAGCTCCTCAAATGTTTCTTGATGTCGCACCCCCTCTACTGGGTATAAAACTGAATCGTATTTAGACGGTAACAACGCGAACTCGCCCCACCCTAAACCACTTATAGCAAGGCCAGTCCCGCTCTCAGAAACAGCGCCATACATCATTAACACCCTACCAATTGCGGCCTCAGTAATCCCATGTTCAACAGAATCACGAACCGTCATTTTTAACGTAAAATCTTGATACTCACCATCGTTATCATATTCAATTCGGGTCATTTGAATATTCGAGGGATTCCCCTCCCCCATGATACGTATTCTTTTCACACGACCATAGTACAATCTAGGAACTTCATTAACCGCTTTTACTCTTGAAACTTCCACTAAAGCATCACTCAACAGCTGCGGATACTGAGCTCCCGGGAGAAAATAATATTTATGGTAGTTTTTATCAAATCTTATACAGAGACCTCGAACCGTAGTAATTCGACTAGGCAGTTTAATTTGCTCACCATTATGTCGACGGATCGGAACCTCTGCTAAATCACCATTAATATCCTCTACCACAGGACCTGTATAAACCTGCCCTGGCAGTTGAGGCGCAGCCGGTTTTTCCTTCATAAAACTTTTTACAACTACCAACAATTCGTCATCGACTGCTTGCTTGGCCTCTTCTTCATCAGTGAACCGCAAGCCATCGCGTTTTTTTACTCGCAGCCCACAATAAGGCCTATGTTTTCGACTATGAGCAAAATAAGCGGCACGACCGTTGGAGTCTTTTTCACCTTCCTCTGGTGAGCGAAATAAGCCAACACAGCATTCGGGACAAAAAATAGCCCCCTTCATACTCAGTTGGTATTCGGATGTGAGGATTGATTTAGCAGTCGCTCGAAGGGTCGTTTTATCTCCTACCCCATACACCCACCCAGGAAGAAAATAGGCAAATTTAATTCGATTACTTTCTGCTTTTCCTGATGTAGCCATCTCAAAATCCTTTTCTGACAATTCAGTGCGTTGAGCCTAGATAATGGCACAAAAACATCACCTCAAAAATTAGCGTGCTTTTTTTGCCTCTTTGTACCTCCCTCCCCTACAGTCCCGCCTCGTTGCCGCAACTCGCGCGCGTCACGACCATGCCCTCATTGCAACGCACTTAGCGCCCAACGCATTGAGGATTCCCGGCATGAAGAAATTCCGCAGCAACTGGTTCCGCGTCGCCGTCGAGGGCGCTACCTCTGACAAGCGCACCATCAAACGCAACTGGCTGGAACAGGCGGCGAAGAACTTCAACCCGTCCACCTACGGTGCCCGCATCTGGCTGGAGCACTACCGCAGTGTGCTGCCGGACAGCCCGTTCAAGGCTTACGGCGATGTGCTGGCGGTGAAGACCGAAGAGGTGGACATCAATGGCCAGAAGAAGCTGGCTCTGTTCGCCCAGATTGAGCCGACGCCCGACCTGATCGCCATGAACAAGGCCAAGCAGAAGGTTTACACCTCGATTGAAATCGACGACAGCTTCGCCGACACCGGTGAGGCCTACATCGTCGGCCTGGGGGTAACGGATTCCCCAGCCAGCCTGGGCACCGATGTTCTGGCGTTCTCAGCCCAGAAGCCTGACGCCAGCCCGTTCAAGGATCGCCACTACTCCGCGACCTCGATGTTCACTGAGGCGGTCGAGACCGAGCTGACGTTCGAGGAAATCGAAGAGAAACCCGGCATCGGCGCCCAGCTCTTCAGCAAGGTACAAACCCTGCTCAAAGGCAAACAGGCAAAGGACGACACCGAGTTCGCCCAGATCAGCGAGGCCGTCGAAGCCGTCGCCGAACATGTCAAGGATTTGCCTGAGCAACTGGCCGCCGAGAAGAAATTCTCCGCGGGCCTTCAAACCCGGTTGGACCAACTGAGTAAGGACTTCACCGAGCTGAAGGACAAGCTCTCCACCACCCAAGACCACAGCCAGAAGACGCGCCCTCCGGTAACCGGTGGCGATAACCAGGTCATGACCGACTGCTGACAGCCGGCCCACCCCAAGCCCCGAATAACGAAGGACGACATCCATGCGCAACGATACCCGCAACCTCTTCAACGCCTACCTCGGCCAGTTGGCCAAGCTGCACGGCGTGCCGAACGTGACCACCAAGTTCGCCACCGCCCCAAGCGTCACCCAGACGCTGGAAACCCGTATGCAGGAATCCAGTCAGTTCCTCAGCGCGATCAACATCTACGGCGTGACCGAGCAGATGGGCGAAAAGATCGGCATGGGCATCGGCGGGCCGAACGCTGGCACCACCGATACCACTCAGAAGGATCGCGAAACCACCGACATCACCACCCTTGATGACCGCGGCTACTTTTGCTCGCAGACCAACTTCGACACCCATCTGCGCTACAGCAAGTTGGATGCCTGGGCCAAGTTCCCCGACTTTCAGGCACGCATCCGTGACGCGATCCTGAAGCGGCAGGCGCTGGACCGCATCCTGATCGGCTGGAACGGCATTAGCCGCGCCGCCACGTCGAACCCGGCGACCAACCCGCTACGCCAAGACGTCAATGTTGGCTGGCTGCAAAAGATGCGCACCGAAAACGCCGCGCGGGTGATGAAGGAAGTTGTCGAGGGCTCGAACAAGATCACCATCGGTGCCGGCAAGGACTTCACCAACCTCGACGCCCTGGTCTTCAGCATGGTCGAAGAGTTCATCGCGCCGTGGTACCAGGAAGACCCGGATCTGGTGGTGATCTGCGGCCGTCAGCTGCTGGCCGACAAGTACTTCCCAATCATCAACAAGGACAACGCACCAACCGAAATGCTGGCTGCTGACATCGTCACCAGCCAGAAGCGCCTGGGTAACCTGCCAGCGGTTCGCGTGCCGTACTTCCCGGCTCGCGGTCTGCTGGTCACCAAGCTGGAAAACCTGTCGATCTACTGGCAGGAAGGCAGCCGTCGCCGCACCGTACTCGACAATGCCAAGCGCGACCGCGTCGAGAACTACGAGTCGGTCAACGATGCCTACGTGATCGAGGATCTGGAATGCGCCTCGCTCGCCGAAAACATCGAAATCGCGTCGTAAGGGGCCGACCATGACTAACCCCTGCCGCCGCCACTTCCAACGGGTCACTGCCGCCATCGAGGCGGCAGCGGCCGAACCGACTCAGACCATGGCCGGTGCCACAGCCTATGAGCATCAGCTCAACCAACTGCTGCAAGACCGCTTGCGCCTGAAACAGATGCAGTCGAACCAGGGCAAAGCCGAACTCAAACGGCAACTGCTGCCCGACTACGTGCCCTACGTGCAAGGTGTATTGGAGGCCGGTCAAGGTGCCCAGGACGAAGTACTGACCACCGTCATGATCTGGCGCTTCGATGCCGGCGACTTCACCGGCGGCCTCGACATTGCCCAGTACGTGTTGAAGCACAAGATGGTCATGCCTGACCGCTTCGCCCGAACCTTGGGCTGCCTGGTCGCGGAGGAAGTCGCGACCGCCGCGTTCAAGGCGCAGAAAGTCGGCGAGACGTTCGATCTGGCCATCCTGCACCGCACTGCCGAGCTGACCGACGCCGAAGACATGCCCGACCAGGCCCGCGCCAAGCTGTTCCTGGCCATGGGCCGCGCCACTTTGGAAGGCATCACCGAAGAGCGGCCCGGCCAACCGGGTCAGGTGCAAGCCGGTATCGACCTGCTGAAAAAGGCCATCGAGCTGCACGATGCCTGCGGCGGCAAAAAGGATCTGGAGCGGGCCGAACGCCTGCTCAACAAATTGACCGCCACTGGCGGCTAACCGAGCGTCCCCACGCACCCCGCCGGCTCGGGGCGGATCGGCCAGGCCGCTCCTCCTGAACGTGAAGCCCCGACCACCGGCGACCTACAACAGAGCGCAGTTTCATGAGCGGATTCGTAGCGGGCGGCACGGCCCCCACCGGCCACATCAACACCGCCCCCTTCTGGCCTTCGATCGACCTCGACGACGTGCGCGGCACGCTGAGGATCGACTCCAGCGTCACCGCAATCCGTCTGGAAACCGCGACCATCGCCGCCGCCATCGGTATCAACCGTGAGTTCGCCGAGTGGCGTCGCGCCAAACAGGCCGAGGGTTACACCACCCTTGCTGAAGTCCCGGCCGAACAAGTCAAAGATGTCTCGCAATTCGTCCACCTGTACCAGCGGGCCATTTACGCCGCTACCGGTGCGGAAATCTGCGAGCGCTACCGCTCCTACGACAGCACCAACAGCGGCAACCAGAACGCCGACGATCTCACCCCGAGCATCGACGAACTGCGCCGCGACCAACGCTGGGCGGTGCGCGACTTCCTCGGCCTCGGCCGCACTACGGTGGAGTTGATCTGATGGCCGTCTCCATCCGCGCCCAACAAGGCGACACCGTCGATGCCCTGTGCTGGCGGCATTACGGCCGCACCGCCGGCGTGACCGAGGCGGTGCTTGAAGCCAACCCCGGACTGGCCGACCACGGCCCAACATTGCCGCAAGGCCTCCTGGTGGAGATGCCCGAAGCCCAAGCCGCCGCCCCTCAACATCAGATGGTGAACCTATGGGACTGACCCGCTCGCACCGTGCCCTTGAAACCAACCACCCTGGATCATGGAATGAAACGCATGCCTGACCGTCCCGAAACCTGGACCTGGCTCGCCGCCTGGCTCGAACAGAACTGGCCAACCATTTATGCCGGCTTGCTGGCCCTGGTCATCGCAGGCCTGCGGGTCATCTACGGCGGCGGTACCTTGCGCCGCATGGTGATCGAGGCACCGCTCTGCGGCGCGCTGGCCCTCGCCGTCAGTCATGGTTTGTCGCTGCTGGGGATACCTGCCTCGACTGCGCCCTTCTTTGGCGGCGTCATCGGCTTGCTAGGCGTCGAGGGTACCCGCGCCGCGGCAAAAAGGTTTTTCACCCGCAAGGCAGATCAACTATGACCACCCTTCGACACGGCGACCGCTCGCAAGCGGTGCGCGTCTTGCAAAAGAACCTCAACCAACACGGCGCCCAGTTGCTCGTCGATGGCGATTACGGTGATGCCACCGAAGCCGCCGTGCGCGCCTATCAACTCAAAGTCGGCCTGGTCGCCGATGGCGTCGCCGGTAGTAAGACGCAGGCGGCACTCGCTGGTACTGACTGCCAGCAGTTGCTGAAAAACGCCGACTTGGTCAGCGCGGCCGAACGCCTCGGCGTGCCGCTGGCCAGCGTCTACGCGGTCAACGAGGTGGAATCGAAGGGCACGGGTTTCCTCGACAACAGCAAGCCGGTGATTCTGTTTGAGCGGCATGTCATGTACCGCCAACTGTCCAAGGTTCGGCACGAAGGCGACGATCCCGCCACACTCAAGCGCCACGCCGACCAGTTGGCCGCGACCAACCCGGCCATCGTCAACCCGAAATCCGGCGGCTACGCCGGCGGCAGCGCTGAACACCAGCGCTTGGCCACCGCCCGCCTGATCGATGACACGGCCGCGCTGGAGTCCGCCTCGTGGGGTGCGTTCCAAATCATGGGTTATCACTGGCAGCGTTTGGGCTACAGCAGTGTGCAGGACTTCGTAGCCGCCATGAGCGCAAGCGAGTCGCAGCAGCTTGATGCGTTCGTGCGCTTCATCGAGACCGATCCGGTGCTGCACAAGGCGCTAAAGGGGCGCAAATGGGCCGAGTTCGCCAAGCTCTACAACGGGCCGGACTACCAGCGGAATCTGTACGACATCAAGCTCCAGCGCGCCTACGAGCGGCATGACAACTGCGGTTGCGGTCAGGCGGTGGCTGCATGATCGACTTCGATGCGGTGCAACGATTGAACGTGCTGGACGGTGATCTGCTGGTGGTCCCACCGGACAGCGATCAGCAGGACATGAAACTGCTGTGCGACGCGCTCTACGTCCAGATGCCAGGGCGCAAGGTCATCATCGTTCGCGGCCCGGTACAGCAGCTGGACGTCGGCGCCATGAACAAGCTCGGCTGGTACCGGGCGTGAGTACCCTGCGCCAGGCCCTACTCGGAATCATGCTACTCGCGGCTCCGGGATTGCTGATCTGGAGCCAGGAGCTGCGCATCAGCGGGGCGAACAAGGACACCCAACTGGCCGAGCAGGATGCGAGCAACGCCCGGGAGCAAGCCGAACGCAACCTCGCGAACGCCAACGCGTTGCGCGCCACCCTGCAACAGGAACGCAACGCCCAGGCCACCTTGCGCACTCAGCAGGACCAACTGCGCCAAGGCCTGGCAAAGCGCGAACTCACCATCGAGGCTCTGAAACGTGAAAACGCCGATCTACGCAATTGGGCTGCCCAGCCTTTGCCTGACGCTGCTCGCCGGCTGCGCGAACGCCCCACCCTCACCAGCGCCGACGCTTATCGTCAGTGGCTGTCCGGCCGTGGTGCCCTGCACCCTGCCGGCGACTCAGCCGCGCAGTAACGGTGACCAGCTCACCGACCAGGATCGCGTTGAGGCCGCTTGGGCAGAATGCGCGGGCCAGGTGGATATGGTTTACCAACATCAGCAGGCTCGACCATGAACAAACCCGAAAGCCTGCGGGCTCATCTGCTCGCCACCGTGACCGAACTCAAACACAACCCCGACCGGCTGCTTATCTTCATCGACAACGGCAAGATCCATTGCACCGCGGCGCAGACGCTTTCATTTGAGTACAGCTTCGATCTACAGGTCATCCTCACCGACTTCGCCGGTCATCCCGACAGCGTCATGTTGCCGTTGCTCGGCTGGCTGAGCGTCCATCAATCCGAGCTACTGGATAATCTGAACAAGGCCGCTGACGGCATCCAGTTCGAGGCTGACATCCTCGACAACAGCAAAGTCGATTTAAGCCTGACACTACCGCTGACCGAACGGGTGGTGGTGGGCAAGGACGACCAGGGCAACACCACTATCCGCCATCCCGGCGAACCACAACGGACTGCTGACTTCCTCGATCCGGACTGGATACCTGGCGTTCAAGGAACGGGCAGTGAGTGGGTGCTGCCGAAATGACCGACCGCCTGGAAGCGCTGGAGGACTGGGCGGCGGGGTTGCTCGGCCAGCTTGAGCCGGCCTCGCGCAGCAAACTGGCCCGCAACATCGGGCAAGCTTTGCGGCGTAGCCAGCAGCAACGAATCATTGCCCAGCAGAATCCGGATGCCAGCAAGTACGCGCCGCGCAAGCAACGCAACCTGCGCGGTAAGCAGGGACGGGTGAAACGGAAGGTGAAAATGTTTCAGAAACTGCGGACGGTGAGCTTTTTGAAGGTGAACAGCGACGGGAACGCTATCAATATCGGTTTCACCGGACGGATCGCTCGGATTGCGTGGGTGCACCAATACGGTTTGAAAGATCGAGCCGAGCGTGGCGCACCCGACGTGCAATACGAGAAACGGGAAGTGCTTGGACTTACTCAAGCTGATAGAGACTTGATTAGTGACGCTCTACTTCTTCATCTTATAAATCCTAGGCAGTCATTATAAAAAAGGATTTCTGATTAATAATATGCCTTACCATTCGGACTTATAATTACAGTGTAATCACCCCCCATTTTTGGGGAATCACCAGTTACGATCAAATCCGCATCTTCTTCATCATATTCGTATTCTTGAAATGCCGGATCGAAATTCAAGTGATGGGTTCTAGTTTTGAGTAGCCCACGCGGCTTTATAATTACAAATCCATCTTGAAAACCATTTCTTATAATGCGCACACCACAATCTTGTTGTTCAAAGCCACGTGCATTCGAGCGATACAATATTTTGGCACCAAATTCATAATTACCAACTGAGGTGACATTAAAGCGAATGCTACCCCTCCAAGCGTCGCCAAAATCATCAATCGCTGGCATTTGCGTTCCCTCGCTGCATGTAAAGTAGATATTTTCAACACATATTGCTGATAGATTGAAGTTAAAAAACGAAGATCTGTAAAGGTGGGGCATACAAAACAGTAAAGGCGCTGATTCATGTACTTTGCGCCACCATCGGCGCCATGAACGACTTAGCCACCCTCGCCCGCCTGATCGAAAACCTCATCCGCCTCGGCACCATTGCCGAAGTCCAGATGAAGCCACCGCGTGTGCTGGTCAAAACCGGATCACTTACCACCGGCTGGCTCCCATGGATCGCCGTCCGGGCCGGCGCCGACCGCGAGTGGAACCCGCCCACCGAGGGCGAGCAAATCATCCTGTTCAGCCCCTCCGGCCAACTCGGCAACGGCGTAGTCCTGACGGGCTTGTTCAGCGACCACATCCAGGCCAACGGCGACCGCGAAGGCCTTCACCGCTGCACCTACCGCGACGGCACCGTAATCGAATACGACAGCATCGCGCACCACCTCAACGCCACGCTGGCCGAAGGTGGCACCACTAACCTGATCAGCACCGGCGGCATTCACATCGTCGGCCCGATCACCCACGAAGGCGACTATACCCAAACCGGCAACCAATCCGTCACCGGCAAGGTCACCGTTTCCGACGATGTAATTGCGGCCGACATCAGCCTGGTCAACCACCCGCATGGCGGCGTGATGACTGGCGGTGGCAAAACAGGGAAACCGGAATGAACCGAGAAACCGGCGCCGCTCTCGACTTGGTCGAACACATCGCTCAGTCCATTACCGACATCCTGACCACCCGCCTCGGCACCCGCGTCATGCGTCGCGAGTACGGCAGCTTGCTGCCCGAACTGGTGGATCAGCCCTTCAACGACTTCACCCGCTTGCAGGTGTACGCCGCCACCGTCATGGCCCTGATGCGTTGGGAAACCCGCATCAGCCTGAGCCGGGTGCAGTTTGTCGGTGCAAACCTGCAAGGGCAGTCGTCGCTGGATCTTGAGGGCACCCTCGTGGACAACAACCAGCCGCTGAGCCTGAGTGTGCCTCTGCAACTGGGAGGGAGCGCATGAACACCTTCGTCGCCATCGACCTCGGCCAACTGCCGGCACCGCAGATCGTCGAACAGATCGACTACGAGCAGATCCTCTCCGAGCGCAAGGCCTACGCCATCAGCCTCTGGCCAGCCGAGGAACAAGCGGAAATCGCCGCCCGCCTCAACATGGAATCGGAACCGCTGACCAAGTTGCTCGAGGAGAATGCCTACCGCGAAACCATCTGGCGTCAGCGGGTCAATGAAGCCTCAATCGCCAACATGCTGGCCCTGGCCAAGGGCACCGACCTCGAAAACCTGGCCGCCAACTTCAACGTCAAGCGACTGGTCATTCAGGCTGCCATTCCGTCGGCCGTGCCACCGATCCCAAGGTTGATGGAAAGCGACGACAGCCTACGCGAGCGGGCGCAAATGGCATGGGAAGGCCTCAGCACCGCCGGCCCGCGCAACAGTTACATCTTCCACGCACGCTCGGCTGATGGTCAGGTCGCCGACGCCACCGCCGAAAGCCCAGCACCGGCGGAAGCCGTGGTGACGGTGCAATCGGTGCTGGGCGACGGCGCTGCATCGCCATCCTTGCTCGCGACCGTAACGGCTTATCTCAGTGACGACGACCGTCGCCCGGTAGCGGATCGGCTCACCGTTCAAAGCGCCGAGATCCTCAACTACCAGGTCAAAGCCAAGTTGTTTCTGATGACATCCGGCCCCGAAAGCGAATTGATCCTGGCTGCCGCCAACGCCCAATTGCTGACGTTCGTGCATCAACGACGTCGTCTGGGCTTGGAAGTCTCCGAGTCCATCATTCACGCCGCATTGCACGTCGAGGGTGTACGCAAAGTCGTGCTGGAGGACTGGACCGACATCGTCGCCACCCAATATCAGGCGCCATATTGCATGAACATCGAACTGGCGTTAGGGGTTGAGTGATGGCCGACCTGCCGCTTCTCCCCAGCAACTCGACATCACTGGAACGCCAGGCAGCTCAAGCCCTGGCACAGATCCAGCGCGTCCCCATTCCATTGCGCACGCTGTACAACCCGGATCTGTGCCCATTGCCCTTACTGCCGTACCTGGCCTGGGCCTTCTCGGTGGATCGCTGGGACAGTAAGTGGACCGAAGCGGCCAAGCGCGCCGCCTGCCGTGCGGCGTATTACGTTCACTCACGCAAAGGCACCATCGGATCTTTGCGCCGCGTCGTAGAACCACTCGGGTACCTGATCGATGTCGTGGAGTGGTGGCAGACCGAGCCGGTAGGCCCCCGCGCCACTTTCGCATTAAAAATCGGCGTGCTCGAAACGGGCATCACCGAAGAGATGTACCGGGAGCTGGTCTGGCTCATTGACGATGCCAAGCCACTGACCCGACACCTGACCGGGCTCGACATCATCCTAGAAACCCGCCTCGACGCTCATGTTGGCGTTGCCGTTTATGACGGTGACGAAATTGATGTTTACCCCTGGACCAACCCCGACATCGACGTGTTTGTTCAGGGGTACAGCGGCGTGAGCAATTACATTCTCGACGAAATGGACGTGTATCCCCATGGTTGATCAAAACACTATTTTCGGCGGCATGCTGACCATGCTGGGTGCCGCAAAAAAAACCAACTGCGACGCCCTGGGAATTCCCTGGGAGCCCAGTTTCATGCTGATCGGAGACGCTAACGGCACCGACCCGGTGCCCGACCCTACTCAGACAAAACTGATCAATCAGGTCTATCGCGCACCGATCAATCGGCTGTATGTCTCCCCGGCTGACGACAAAGTACTCATCGCCGAACTGGTGCTACCGCCCGATGTTGGCGGTTGGTGGGTGCGGGAACTGGCGGTGGAAGACAAAGACGGCGTGTTCTCGGCCGTGGCTAACGTGGCGCCCAGTTACAAGCCTCAACTCGCACAAGGATCTGGGCGCAACCAAGTGGTGAGGATGCACATCATCACCAACAGCACCGCCAATATTCAGCTCAAGATCGATCCCAGTGCGGTACTGGCGACCCGTGCCTATGTTGATCAACGGGTGCTGGAGGAACTGAACAAACAAGATTTCAAACACTCGGTGCTGGTAGCAACGACCGACCCCGTGACGTTGAGTGGGCTTCAGACAATCGACGAAGTACCGTTGCCCGCTGATGCGCGTGTATTGGTTAAAAACCAAGCCACTCCCCGGAATAACGGCATCTACAGCGTTTCAGCAGCCGGTGTGTGGATGCGTAGTACTGACGCGGACAGCAGCCTGGAAGTGACGCCGGGTTTGTTTGTCCATGTCGAACGCGGTACGGCCAATGCCGACAGCATTTGGCAGCTGGTGACTGATGCGCCAGTTGTCCTGGGCACGTCGGATCTCGTGTTTGAAATGGCGGCGGGTCGCACCGGCGTCAACGCCGGGACTTACCGCAGCGTCACCGTGGATAAGTACGGTCGAGTAGTGGGCGGCACCAACCCGACCACACTCGCGGGTTACGGAATTGATCCTGCTACGCAGGAAGAGGCCGAGTCGCAAGGTGCGTTGGACAACGCCAAGCCCATGACAGCCTTGCGGGTTTATCAGCTTCTTGCAAAACGGGTGGTCCAGGCAACGGAAGCCGTGTTTGGCTGGGCCAAGGTGGCGACCCAAACAGCGACGAATTCGGGTGTCGATGACACCACCTTTGTGACTCCCAAGAAGTTTTCCGCCGGCATTGCGGCGCTGGTGATTCAGGCGACCGAGGCGATCAAAGGCATTGCCAAAATCGCGACCCAGGCCCAGGTCAACGCGGGTTCTGGCGATGACGTCATTGTCACGCCGTACAAGTTGCGCTTGGGTTTTGCAGTGAGTTTCAACGCACAAGGTTATGTCGTGTTTCCGCCTTGGCTTGGGGGCTTGATCATTCAGTGGACGAGTTCTGCGGCGATTGCGCCGGGCGCAACGGGCGCGGCGTATTGGCCGATTGCCTTCCCGAATGGCTGCATTTGGGCGCTCGCGGCGCCGTTAGGTAACTCTGGAAACTCCAATGCCGGAAACATCGTGGCGGGCGGCGTGTCGCCCGTCGCAGTGAACTTATACAACTGGGGGAACGCGATTAGTACGCCATCCCGCGTTCTTGCCATAGGAGTCTGAATGATGAAGCGTTTTTACAGCCAGACGACGCTCACGACCTATCTGGAAGGCATCCACCGGGTGATGCCGGCAGACGCCAAGGAAATCACCGAGGCTCGTTATTTGGAAGTCCTCGGCAATCCGGCACCGGGCATGGTTCGAAGGCATGATGCAGACGGGCTACCGATCCTGATTGACCCGCCACCGGAGGAGCTGGCCGCGCAGGAAAGAGCCTGGCGCGACGGTGAAATTCTGCGCGTGCAATGGCTGCGTGACCGCCATCTGGACGAGCAGGAGTTAAACCGGCCGACCTCGATCACTCCAGAACAATTCGTTGAACTGCTGGGTTACATGCAAGCGCTACGCGATTGGCCGCAACAGTCGCTGTTTCCCTCCGAGCAGTCCCGACCAGCAGCGCCTGCATGGGTCGTCAATCAAACCCAATAACTCGCTTTGTAACCTTCCCCCCTACAACCCCACGCGCTCGCCCTTCCGGCGCGCGCGCGGCAGCCTGTGCACTGTCATCCCATTCACTGCGCAGGCAAAACCATGGCTGATTATCTTCACGGCGTGCGGGTGCTCGAACTCAACGACGGCACCCGCCCCATTCGCACCATTCCCACCGCTGTCATCGGCCTGGTCTGCACTGCCGACGACGCTGATGCCACCGTCTTCCCGCTGGATACCCCGGTGCTGCTCACCAATGTACAGACGGCTGTCGGCAAGGCTGGCATCAAAGGAACCCTCGCAACCAGCCTGCAAGCCATTGCCGACCAGACCAAGCCCTACACCATCGTGGTCCGTGTCAAGGAAGGCGCCACCGAGGCGGAAACCACCAGTGCCCTGATCGGCACCACCACCGCAGACGGCAAATACACCGGCATGAAAGCCCTGCTCGCTGCCAAGTCCAAAGTCGGCATGGTGCCGCGCATCCTCGGTGTGCCAGGTCACGACAGCCAACAGGTGGCCACCGCCCTGGTCAGCATTGGCCAGCAGTTGCGCGCCTTCAACTACGTCAGTGCCTGGGACTGCAAAACCAAGGAAGAAGCGGTCGCCTACCGCGAGAACTTCGGCGCCCGGGAAGTGATGGTGATCTGGCCGGACTTCCAGAATTGGGACACCGTGACCAGCACGACCGTGAAAGCCTCGGCCATCGCCCGCGCACTCGGCTTGCGGGCCAAGATCGACCAGGAAGTGGGCTGGCACAAAACCCTGTCCAACGTGGCCGTCAATGGTGTCACCGGAATCAGCGCCGACGTGTTCTGGGATCTGCAAAACCCCGTCACCGATGCCAACTACCTCAACAGCAACGAGGTCACCACGTTGATCAACGAGGGCGGCTTCCGTTTCTGGGGCAGCCGCACGTGCAGTGACGATCCGCTGTTCGCCTTCGAGAACTACACCCGCACCGCGCAGATCCTCGCCGACACCATGGCCGAGGCGCAGATGTGGGCCATCGACAAGCCGATGAATCCGTCCCTGGTGCGCGACATGATCGAGAGCATCAACGCCAAGTTCCGCGAGCTGATTGCCTCGGGCTATTTGATCGGCGGTAGTTGCTGGTACCCGGAAGACATCAACGACAAGGACACCCTCAAGGCCGGCAAGTTGTTCCTCGACTACGACTACACGCCGGTGCCACCGCTGGAAGACCTCACGCTGCGGCAGCGCATCACTGACCGCTACCTGATCAACTTCGCCAGCAAGATCAACAGCTGAACCGGGCCTCCCCTGAGGGGGAGTTGACCCTGCGCCTGCGTACCGGAGAACACTGCCATGGCCATGCCTCGCAAACTGAAAAACCTGAACCTCTTCAACGACGCCAACAGCTACGTCGGTGTGGTGAAGTCGGTCACCCTGCCCCCGCTCGGCCGCAAGATGGAAGCCTATCGCGGCGGCGGCATGAATGGCCCGGTCAAGGCTGACCTCGGCTTCTCCGACGACGGCATCCAGTTCGAATGGAAGACCGGCGGGCTGGATCTGATATCCCTGCGCCAGTTCGGTGCCGTCAGCGCCTCTGGCATCGGCCTGCGCTTCGCCGGCTCGTTTCAGCAGGACGACACCGGCGAAGTCAGCGCGGTGGAAGTCGTCCTGCGTGGCCGTCACGAAACCATCGAGATGGGCGACGCTCAGCCCGGTGAAGACACCGAACACAGCATCACCACCACCTGCACCTACTACAAGCTGATCGTCGATAACGAGGAAATCATCGAGATCGACTTGCTCAACTTCATCGAGAAGGTCAACGGCGTGGACATGCTGGAAAAACAGCGCACCGCCATCGGCCTTTGACCCTACACCGCCCCGCCCGGGGCGGATAACCCTGCCCCCTGGAGCCTCCCATGAAATCCGACGAAATCCTCGAAACCTTACCCGCGGCCGACGACAACACCGTCACCCTCGACACGCCGATCATCCGTGGCAAAACCAACATCGACACCCTCACCCTGCGCAAGCCGCAGTCCGGTGAGCTGCGTGGTGTTCACCTGGTAGACCTGCTGAACCTGGACGTCGCTTCCCTTCTGAAGGTGCTGCCGCGCATCACGTCGCCAGGCATCACTGCACCGGAAGCGGCCGGCATGGATCCGGCCGACCTGCTCGCCTGCGGGAACAAGGTCGCTCATTTTTTGTTGCAGAAGTCTGTGAAGACGGACGCCTCCCTCGTTGCGTAGAGGACGCCATGGCCGACCTGGCCGTGGTCTTTCACTGGGCGCCGGCTGACATGGATCAGTTGGGCCTACAAGAACTGATGGAGTGGCGCGAGCGCGCCAGGGTGCGGAGTTCCACCGATGGCGAATGACTTAAAACTTCAGGTACTGCTCAACGCTATCGACCGGGCGAGCGCCCCCCTGAAAGCCATCGACAAAGGCAGCATCGGCGCCGCTCGTGCCCTCAAGGATGCTCGCGACCGCCTCAAGGAACTCAACGCCCAGCAGAAGGACGTCAGCGCCTGGCGCACCCAGCGCGCTGCCGCCGAGCAGACCGAAACAGCCCTCACTGCCGCCCGCGACAAAGTCCGGGCGCTCAGCCAACAGTTCGCCGCCACCGGCGTGCCGACCAAGGCTATGGCCAAGGATTTTCGCACGGCAGTGCGTGAGGCGCAGAAACTCAAGGAACAGCACCAACAGCAGGGTGAACAACTTCATACACTGCGCACGAAGCTGTACAGCGCCGGTATCAGCACCAAGGACCTGGGCACTCACGAGCGCCAGTTGCGCGAGCAAATTAGCGCCACCAACGCCAGTATCAGCGAACAGGGCAAGCGCCTGGTCGCCCTGAACGCGCAGCAAAAACGTCTGGCAATCGAACGCGGCAAGATGGAGAAGACCCAGAGCCTGGCCGGCAACATGGCCATGAGCGGTGCCGGCGGACTGGGTGCGGGCTATGCGGCGAGCCGTCCGATTGCCAAGGCGATTGGTGCGTTTGCGCCAAACGAGGATTCGGCCACGCAGCTGAAGGTGGCGATGATGGACAGCACTGGCAAGGTCGCCGAGGACTTCAAAAAGATCACCGACCTTGCCACCAAACTGGGCGACCGTTTGCCCGGTACCACGGCCGACTTTCAGGAAATGATGACCATGCTGCGGCGCCAGGGCCTCAGCGCGCAAAGCATTCTCGGCGGTACCGGTGAGGCAGCGGCGTACTTGGGCGTTCAGTTGAAAATGCCGGTGGCCGAAGCGGCCGAATTTGCCGCCAAGATGCAGGATGCCACCCGCACCACCGAGAAGGACATGATGGCGCTGATGGATACCATCCAGCGCGGTTTCTACTCGGGCGTTGACCCGACCAACATGCTCCAGGGCTTCAGCAAAATCGCGCCGGTGATGGACACCATCAAAAAGTCAGGCATTGACGCAGCCAACGAACTGGCGCCGCTCCTGGTCATGATGGATCAGGCCGGCATGGAAGGCGGCGCCGCCGGTAACGCCTACCGGAAGATTTTTCAGGCGGGCTTGGACAAAGACAAGGTCGACGACGTCAACAAGATCCGCCAGTTGAAAGGCCAAAAGATTCAGTTCAGCTTCACCAACAAAGACGGCAACTTCGCCGGTCTGGAGAACCTGTTCGCCCAGGTCGAAAAGCTCAAGGCGCTCAACGACGAAGACCGCACGGAGACCATTAAGGATCTGTTCGGTGACGACTCCGAAACCATGACCACCCTCAACACCATGATGAACAAGGGGCTGGCGGGTTACAAAGAAGTCCAACAGAAGCTTCAGAACCAGGCCGACCTGCGTACACGTGTCAACGAACAGCTCAGCACCCTGACCAACGTCATGGAAGCCGCCGAAGGTAGCTTCACCAACGCCATGGCCGAGTTCGGCGCCGCCGTTGCCCCCGAACTGAAAGAGCTGATTAGCACCTTGGGCGAGATGGCCAACAAGGTGGGTGCCTGGGCCAGGGAGAATCCGAAACTCGCCGGTGGCTTGGTCAAGGTCGTGGCGCTCGTGGCCGGTCTATCGTTTGTGTTTGGTGGCTTGGCACTGACTCTGGCGAGCCTGCTCGGCCCATTTGCCGTGGTGCGCTACGGCATAGCCATGTTCGGTAAGCAGGGAGGTGGCACACTGAGGGTGATGCAGAAGCTCGCCCCCACACTGACCGGTCTGGCCCGCAACGCCTTCCCAATGCTCGCGCAAGGGGTTCGGCTGCTGGCCAGCACGATGGGCAGTGCCCTGCTGACCGCATTGCGCACCGTGAGCATTGCGCTCTGGGGCCTGGCGGCCAACCCCGTAGTGCTTGCCATCGCGGCCGTGGTCGCGGTACTCGCTGGCGCGGCCTACCTGATTTATAGAAATTGGGATGCAGTGAAACTCTACTTCGCCAACGCCTGGACCGAAATCAAAGCCGGCTTCAGCGGCGGCATTGGCGGCATCCTCAACGCCTTGGCCAACTTCAGCCCCATCGGCCTGATCTACCAGGCCTTCGCCGGCGTACTGAGTTACCTGGGCGTGGACTTGCCGAGCCGCTTCACCGAGTTCGGCAACATGATCGTCAACGGGCTGGTCAACGGTTTGCTGGCCGGGCTGGGCCAGATAAAAAGCGCCGTCAGCTCAGTCGCTGACTCGGCCATCAGCATGTTCAAAGAGAAACTCGGTATCCACAGCCCGTCCCGCGTGTTTACCGCGTTGGGTGGTTTCACCATGGCCGGTCTGACCCAAGGTCTGGAAGGTGGTCAGAACGGCCCGCTGGGCGCCATCACCGACATGGGCAAGCAAGTCGTGTCAGCCGGGCAGAAAGCACTCGGCGCCGTTGCGGGGCCGCTGGGCGCCATTGGTTTACCGCAGCTGCCCACCGGGGCAGCTGCATCCTCTTCAGTATCGATCGATGATCGGGCGCCGATCAGTCCGGCGCCGGCCGCGGCTTATGACAGCCACGACAACTACGAAATCAACATTCACACCACCCCGGGCATGGACACACAGGCAATCAGTCGCGCCGTGCGTGCGGAGCTGGCCCGCATCGCCAGCGAAAAAAGCGCCCGCCAGCGCAGCAAACTGTCCGATCTGGAGTAACCACCCATGATGCTTGCCCTGGGCATGTTCGTCTTCAGCCTGTCCACCGCCGCCTACCAGGAGCTGCAACGCCAGACCGAATGGCGCCACGCCAGCAGCAACCGCGTCGGCGCCGCACCGGCCCGGCAGTTTGTCGGGCGCGGTGACGATTCGATCACCCTGCCCGGCATCATCCTCCCGGAGCTGGCCGGCAGCGCCCTCAGCCTCGACGCCCTGCGCCTGATGGCTAACACGGGCAAGGCCTGGCCCATGGTCGAAGGCAGCGGCCGCATCTACGGCCTGTGGATCATCGAGAGTCTGAGCGAAACAAAGACCCTCTTCTTCCGCGACGGCACGCCACGGCGTATCGAATTCACCCTCAGCCTCAAGCGCATCGATGATGACCGAATAGACTTGATCGGCGCCGGTACTAGCGCAGGGGTTGGCATCGTGAGGGCGTTGTTGTGATCGATGCCGCCCTTTCCCGCGTCACCGGTTTCCTGAATGACACGGTCGAACGCTACCGTCGCGAGGCCGCCTACCCGGTGCCGGCGTTCCGCATCACCGTCGACGGTAACGACATCGCCAAACTGATCAGCCCGCGGCTGATGAGCCTGGACCTGACCGACAACCGTGGCATCGAGGCCGATCAGCTGAGCATCACCCTCAGCGACCACGACGGCCTGCTGGCCATTCCGCCCAAAGGCGCGGTGATCCGGCTCTGGCTCGGTTGGAGTGATACCGGCTTGGTCGACAAAGGCACGTACACCGTCGATGAAACCGAACATTCCGGTGCCCCCGACGTGCTGAGCATCCGCGCGCGATCCGCCGATCTGCGCAAGGGCCTGAAAACCAAACGCGAACGCAGCTGGAGCAACACCACACTCGGCGACGTCCTGGGCGACATCGCCTTGGGCAACGGCCTCACGGCGACCATCGCCGGCGCCCTCGACGGCTTACCCATCCTGCAGCTAGACCAGGCCAATGAGTCCGACGCCAACCTGATCAGTCGCGTAGGGGAAGAATTCGACGCAGTGATCACCGTCAAGGCTGGTTGCCTGTTATGCCTCCCAGCCGGTGGCGGCAAGACCGCCAGCGGCGCCGAACTGCCTCACATCACCCTGGCCCGCGCCGACGGCGACCAGCACCGCTACCTGCAAGCCGACCGCGACAGCTATGACGGCGTGCGGGCCTACTTCTACGACGTTAACAGCGCGAAGAAACAGGAAGCCATTGCCGGCGGCGGAGATAACCTCAAAGATCTGCGCCACACCTATAGCGACCGCCAGTCTGCCCTGCGCGCCGCCCGTGCCGAGTTCAACCGCCTGCAACGCGGCAGTGCCACCCTCAGCTACACCTTAGCCATGGGCCGGCCGGATCTAATCCCCGAACTGACCTACACGCTCCAGGGCGTAAAGCCGGAGATCGACGAAATTATCTGGTATGGCGGGAATGTGCAGCACACCCTCAGCACAGACAATGGCTACACCGTCAGCCTGGAGCTGGAGAGCAAGCTGCCCGAGGACACGGTTGAGGATCTAGCTGAAGAGAACAAGGGCGACTTCACGGGAATCATCGCGTACTACCGCGACAAGAAGACCGGGAAAGAAAAGACGGTGACGGCTGGGGACCAGAGCAAGCCGAGGAGGTTGCGGTGGTTGTATGCCACAGACAAAACTGCGAAGCGTGCTGTGGATCGGGAGTGGAAAAGAATGAAATCCAATGAAATTGGAACGTAAGCCCAGCATAAAGCTGGGCTTTAAAATCAACTCAATCTATGCGCTAGCTCGACAACTTTTTTATATGCATGTAGAGACGGAATATTATTACACACCGAGTAGTAAATTTCGCTCTTCCAACCTTCTACTCGATTACTCATAGCACGCAAATGCTCCACATCTGCATTTAATAAGTTCAAGTAAAATGACGCAAAGCTTCCTATCGGCTCCAGCGACGTAGTAAACGAAAAGGTTACGCTAGGTCTCGCACTATCAAACTCAGAAAATACACTCTCACCTTTTACTTTATCAAAAATCAGCCCATACCCGTCATGTTTCGAGTTTTTATAAAAAACCAAGAACGCCAACCAGAAAAAATTCACATTACCACCAATCGTATCCGCCGCACTTTTAATCTGCTTCAGATAATTAACCAACTCCCTCAACTCAACATTGAAATATTTACACAACCCAACAATAATAATTGAATTTTCAGTAAACCCCTCAATATCAGACACAACCGTACTATTCTGAGGGTATTTCGGCTCCGATGTTCCGCGCCAATGTCGGTCGAGAACCACCCCGGTTACGTTAATACCCAACCTTACGGAATCGATATTAGGGAGCATATTATGAACCATAGTGTAAATATTCTGATTATCTAGATTGAATTCAGCGTCGAAGAACCTGTTTAGATATCTTTCGGAGGCAAAACCTTGCCCATAGACCGCCCGGATTGAATGGGCAAGTTGAGCAGAGTCGGAGGCTATAATAAATCGACAGTCTTCCAACTCAAAAAAATGTTTGATTCGCTCCAACAGCTCAATTGCATAAGTTGGTCTACAACGATCAAGCTCGTCTATAAAAATAAAGGCCGGAGCCTCTTTCCCCTGATTATGCGCAGCACTCTTTAGGCGAGCCTTTACTTCTTTCTTAAATTCCTCGACATTCCCTTTCGTTTCCGCCTGTTCCTCAATAAGAGCCTTGATCACATCTTCAGCTGCGTCTCCAGCGCCACCCCCTATCAAATCATCAATTTCAACACCACTAAATTTTTTCACCAGCCCTTTAAGAATTAATGGCCCAGCCTTTTTTATCAATTTAGAGCTAACATTTATAATCCCCTTCCCTACCTCGGTTGATTCTAGAGACAGGGGATCTATAACTTGCTGCTCGATACAGGAAATGAGCGCCACCAAAGGTTCTGTTGTGTAATCGGAATCCCAGGCATTGAAATTTACACACACATGATTTTCAGCAAGTACTTTAGACCAACGCTCAAGAAAAAATGACTTACCCGACCCCCAAGGCGAATTTACGTTCAAGACTTTAATATGCTTATTGGCCAGCAAATAGGTCGTCAAAAAATCAGCACTTGGTTTTCGACCCATAAGATCGCCTGCCCAAAAATCAACTATATTGCTTTCATCATGCATTTTATTCCCCCAGCTTTCTAAAAGTGGCAAAACCTAATAGAAGCCCCAGCAGACTCACTGGAGCAACTCTGAACAGAACCCTACTTCGATGATTGCACAAGCGCCTCCATGATCCTCAACACGTCTTGTCGCTGCTGATCATCCAACTTTTGAAAAAGCTGCAAAAAAAGGTGCTCCAAAGGGGTAAGGTTTTCCATCATGCGTACTCTATTTCCTTGTGAAGGGCGCCAGTGCAAATTGCAGCACCTGAACCGCCCGGGAGTCCCCCATTCTCAGCACGTTTTTTTGTGCCACCAGCCCCGCCAAATCACTTGGGCCTGGATTGAATGGGAGTCGCCGTCCAGACGACCACTCCCGTAGCTACGCACCACATTGGAAATGTAAGTACTAATTGCACCAGGTTTTACAACGCAGGCTTGTTCGGAGGCAGCGTCATGTAAACACCGTTTTCACCCCATCCCTGCAAGTTGCCCTTGGTATCGACAATGAAGTATTCACCGAAACTATTTTCAGGCTCATCCAGGCGCAGCCCCCCATCGGGAAGCTTCTTCGCCTGATAGCGCTCTGTATTTTTTCCGCCGCTAGGGAAGATAGAGTCAATGGCGTATTTGCCGTTTCGCTTGTACAACACCAACACATGACCGAAGGCACCGTCACGCAACCAGCTGCCGATCATGTCCGGATACCCCTTTAAATCCAGCGCCTTCAGGGCCTGATAGTCCTGGGCACTGAGACCGATGAGGACACTTTTGAAGTCAGGATCAAAACTGGCATTTGCCCAGTAGGCCTTGTCGGTTTGGCCTTTGACCCTGAAGCCGATGAAGGTTGTCTTGGCCTTAAATTTTGTGTCAGCGCGAACCGCCTTGGCAACTTCAGCCAGCTCCGCGTCGCTTACGTGCTTAGGCAGTGTGACTTCAACTTTGCGAGGCCGCCCATCTTGGAAATCGTCCTTGGTGATCAAATATGACTTCGGCACAACACTCTGCGTGGCCTTCTCGACGGGCTTGTCCTTAGTGCCACCCGAACACATCGAAACAGCCACAGCGATGATGATTGCCAGAATGACGAATCCGCCAATCTGTTGACCGATGGTGACTCCAGGATTGGCAACGCCGCAGCTCGGGCAAACCTTCGCAGAGGTATCGATTTTGTGCTTGCAAGACTTACAGGGCTTCAACGCCATTCGAACCGCTCCTTTCTATATCCATGAAAAAGCCGGCCATCGTGGCCGGCGTACCACATCCACTCATCTGTGCATTCGCTAACCAGGTCAATCGTTGTCCTTTTTTTCATCGATGCTCGCGACCTTCGCAAAGGCAGCAGCCATACGGAGCAACACATCGCGATCTAGTTCGCTGACGCTCTGATAAAAAAGCAGAAAACTTGCCGCATCAGAACTGACCCAGTCGGCGCTCACAGGTTTATGTTCACCGGTCACCACGTACAAAATATCGACGCCATTCTCAGCTATCGCCGCGAGATAGTTCGCATCAGGGCTTCGCTCGCCTTTTTCATAGTTGTACTGACTGTTCTTCGAGGCACCGGCTTTCGCCGCAAACTCGGTCTGATTAAACCCCAAGCGCTCGCGTTCTTCTTTTAGGCGATCACCAATTCCCACAAACGTCTCCATGGCGAGTTGACATTCCCACGATCATGGGAAATACTTCGCCTGTCATCACACGAAATCACACGAAACGAGACTATGCCGAACGCATACCCCACCGAGCAAGCATGCCAAGAGGCTCGAGAGCGCCTCGCGCATCGAGGCTTGTCAGCGAAAGACTGGGCCGATCAGCATCACCTCAATCCGTCGACGGTGTACGCAGTGTTGAACGGACAAAAGAAATGTCTGCGGGGCGAAGCCCATCGCGCTGCCGTGTTGCTCGGCATTAAACACGGCATTAAACACGGCATCGTCACAAACTAGGCCTGTTGGCTCAGGGAGGAAACCAGAAGATGAAACGCCCAGTTCTAGCCAGCAGAAAAGACGTGGTCAGTGCAGTGATTGGCGCCTACGAGGGTGGCCGAACCTACGCCGCTGCTGATCTCGGAATGTCACTCAAAAAGTTCGACAACCAGGCCTATGAAAACGCCGGTAGTCGTCCGCTGAGCGACGATCACATTCATCGTCTTGAGCAAGTCGCAGGTACGACCTTTCTGCCGGACTACATCGCGGCCAAGTACGGCGGCATGTTTGTCCCGCTGACGGTGTCGGCCGACCTGGACAATGTCGAGTTGTACAACCGCTCAGTCAAAGCCGCCGCCAAGCGCGGGATGGTGGATCAGATCATTGCCAAAGCACTGGATGACGGTGTCATCGAGTCTTGCGAAGCGCAGGCCATTATCAACGCCCTGGTGCATTACATGTCCGCTCGCTACGCCGAAGTGCTGGCGACCATCCAACTGCATGGTCGCGGGATTTCTGCATGAGCCAACGCACTCAGCCCTTACCGAGACGAGCCTTGATTTCTTTCAGTGCCGTTGCGACGTCGTCGACGGCGAAGCGGATGTCTTCGGCTTTCACTGCCACCCCCGGCTCTGTACCTAAGGTGGTTGTTTTGGTGGTTTCGCGGCCACTCATGATTTTGACCAGCGCTTCGTGTCGCTCCAGCAAGCGCTGCATCAAGCTTTCAACATCCCTTTTTGAGTGAATCGCCATGACCTATATCTCCGAAGTAGACAGAACACATTTGAATGATCTGCTGGTCATTTCCCAGCAGCGGCTGGACACCTTAAAAGAAATCGTCGCGACCACCAATGACTCGCTTTCAGGGAGCGACATCAGGATCGCTATCGGCGATGTGGTTACCCCGCTGAACATCGCGCTCGAAGCGGCAGAAACGCTCTAAAGGAACTGGCCATGAGCACCTACAAACTTGTCTGCCCACACTGCCTCGGTCGCATGCGCATTCGCACCAGCGAAGGCACACACATTTTCCTGCGCGTGGCCTACCTGCAATGCACTAACGAGGCTTGCGGTTGGTCGGTGCGCGCTGAGTTCGAAATGACCCATGAAATGAGTCCCAGCGGCATGGCCAACCCATCGGTGCGTTTACCCATTGCCGACATCGCCTTGCGCCGTGCCGCGATGAAAACCGCCAACGATCAACCCGACCTGCTCGACCAAATGGAAATGGAGTGTGCGCAATGAACCATGATCAGTTGACCCACGACTACCGCAGCAGCATGCAACAGGCAGCGTTCTCCTACCTGCAACGACACGAAGCGCAATACTTGGTGGATTCCGATCTGCTCTACGAAAACTGCGTTCGGCATCTGACAACCTCGCTGGAGGTGCCGGTGTTCATGGCCGAGCGCCTGGTGCACAACGCTTGGACGGAATTGCAGGTGGTCAACCAGCGCAAGTGGATCGGTGTGGACTGGGGCAGCAGTCCCGGTTGCACGGTCGTCCACTTGATCGATACCCGGGCAGACCTGCGCTATCCGGTTCCGGCGAGGCTGCTGCCGCAAACCCTGCTCGCTCAGCGCGATTCCACGCTCAAGCAACACCCTCAGTAATCCCTTTTTAAACACCCCGCCCTGCCCCGCGTCCCGTGGGTTTGGGTGAGCTTTGCCCGAAATCCGAGGTGGACCATGGAAATCGACGTCGCCATCACCGCAAAACTGCCCCGCGACCAGGCCGAAGCCCTGCTCCAGGCACTGCGCACCCAGTACTCGATGCAGTTCAACGAGTACTGGTACGACGATCGATTTCGCCTGATTCCCGAGGGGTTGCGGCACGGCTCGTTGCTCGCGGCATTCCCGGTGATGGCCGCGCAAAAACGCCTGATTGGCGCCCTTAAACACAGTCTCGGCGAAGTGAAGTAAGCCCCGATGAACATGAAACACGATTTGCGCGCCGACATCCTGCAACGCCTTGAGGCCGACTACGGCCTCAAACACAAAGCTGGCAAATACATGCGCCAAGGCGAATGCCCAGCGTGCAAGAAAAAGGAGCTGTACGCCTTCCACGATGCCCCGTGGATGATCCGTTGCGGCCGAGGCAAGTGCGGTCACACCTGGCACGTGAAAGAAATCTACGAAGACCTGTTCAATGACTGGAGCAAGCGCGCTCCGGCATCCGAGCAACACCCCAACGCCACGGCACGCGCGTATCTGGAGTTTGCCCGCGGCTTTCGCCTCGATCTGATTCAGGGCTGGTTTACTCAGGAAATGTACTTTTCTGGTGAGCTGAATGCCGGCAGCGCGACCGTGCGTTTCGCGCTGGAAAAGGGTGGCTACTGGGAACGCTTGATCGACCGGCCGCACCGGTTCGGCAAGATGAAAGCGCGGTTCAAGCCTGGTGATAGTCCCCGTGGTTTTTGGTGGTGCCCGCCCTGTGTCGATCTGCTGGACGTCAAAGAGCTGTGGATTGTCGAGGGCATCTTCGACGCCATCGCCCTGGTGCACAACGGCATTGCGGCAGTGTCGGCGATGTCATCCGGTGCCTACCCTGAAGAGTCGTTGAAAGAGCTTTCACGACTGCGCGGCGGCAAGTTACCCAAGCTGGTTTGGGCACTGGACAACGAGCCAGGCGCGCATAAGTACACCAAGCGTTGGGTGCTTCAGGCTCGCGCCTTGGGTTACGAATGTGAGGCGGCGCAGATCCCGCAGCCTGACAGCCGCAAGGTCGATTGGAACGATCTGCATCAGCGCTGGGCGTTCATTGATGGCGAAAGCGAGCGCGCCGAGAAGGTTGAAAAAGACCTGGCCACCGCTCGTTACCATGGCTCCCTGCTGATCGCTGAAAGCGCGACTGAGAAAGGCGTGCTGATGTACGAATGGCGCGAGCGCCACGAATTTCACTTCGGGTTCGAGAGCCGGCTCTATTGGTTCAAGATGGATCTGGAGAAATTCAACAAGGCCATGCAGACGCTGGAGTCTTCCGAGCGTCATGAAGACCAGTTACTGAATGACAAGCAGCGCCGCGACAAGGCCCTGCGCCAATGCGGCGGTGTCGTTGAAATCGCCAACTGCTATCCGCAGGCGCTGTATTTCCAGCGCAACGAAGTCACCGACGAATCCTGGTACTACTTCCGCGTTGATTTCCCGCACGACAGCGGCAGCGTCAAGAACACCTTCACCGGTGGCCAGGTAGCCGCCGCCAGCGAGTTCAAAAAACGTCTGCTCAGCATGGCCGCTGGAGCAGTGTTCACCGGCAGCGGCCAGCAGCTCGACAAGATCATGAAAGATCAGCTGTTCGGGCTCAAAACCGTCGAGACCATCGACTTCATCGGCTACAGCAAACTGCACAGCTGCTACGTGTTCGGCGACCTCGCCGTTCGCGGTGGCATCGTCAGCGTGGTGAACAAGGAGGACTTTTTCGAGTTCGGCAAGCTGCGGCTCAAGACGCTGCAAAAGTCGATCGCCATGCACATTCAGCGCGACGGCAAGCAGTACCGCACCGACTGGTTGCCGATGCTGTGGCTGTGCTTCGGCGCCAAGGGGATTGTCGCCCTGGCGTTCTGGTTTGGCTCGCTGTTCGCCGAGCAGATCCGGGCGCAGTACAAATCCTTCCCGTTCCTTGAAGTCACGGGCGAAGCCGGCGCCGGCAAGACCACGCTGCTGACCTTTCTGTGGAAACTGCTGGGCCGGGAGCATGAAGGTTTTGACCCATCGAAATCGACCCGCGCTGGTCGGCAGCGGGCCATGGGCCAAGTCTCCAACATGCCGGTGGTGCTGATCGAGGGCGACCGTAACGAGCCGGACAAGGCGCACGCCAAGGGCTTCGACTGGGACGAGCTGAAGGACTTCTACGGCGGCGGCACGCTCGGCACCAAGGGCATGAAAACCAGCGGCAACGAGACCTACGAGCCGCCATTCCGTGGCGCCATTGCCATCAGCCAGAACGCTGATGTCAGCGCGTCAGAAGCGATCCTGACTCGGATTATCAAATCGCACTTTGCACGCCCTGAAGTCACCACGGAGAGCCGTGCAGCGGCGGACAACCTGAACCTGATTCCGGTTGAGCAATTGAGCCACTTCCTGCTGCTGGCCGTGCGAGCGGAAGCGCAGGTGATGGCGAAGTTTGCCGAGCGTGTGCTTGTTCACGAGCGGCAGCTGCGCACGCTCAAAGAAATCCGCGTTGAACGGATCATCAAGAACCACAGCCAACTGATGGCCCTGGTCGATTGCTTGCGTCTGGTCTGCCCATTGGATGAGAACCAAGTCGTCACGACGCAACAGGCGCTGACGGTCATGGCCCTTGAGCGGCAATCCGCAATCAGCGCGGATCACCCGTTGGTGGCGGAGTTCTGGGAGGTCTACGAATACCTCGAAAGCCTGGGCGAAGGTCCGCAGGTCAACCACAGCACCGACCCGAAACTCATCGCGATCAACCTCAACGACTTCGCCGAAAAAGCCAGCGAGCATCGGCAGAACCTCGCCGATCTCAAGACGCTACGCGGTCTGCTGATCAACAGCCGCAGCCACAAGTTGGTGGAGGTCAACAAACCGACATACAGCGCTGTTCGCGCGGCACAAGCAGCCGCTGGCAACTCGATGTTCAACAAACCCACCACCGTGCGCTGCTGGGTGTTCCAGGGCGCATAAACCGCAGTAACCAAAGGAGCGGCACCATGCAGATCCAGGTCATCACGGGCGAAATGGCCACCGGTAAAACCACCAAATTGAGAACTATTGAGGCAACGCTTTTAGGCGAAGGAAAGGACGCCAGCATCATCCACGCGGAATCTTACGCGGCATCAGGGCTGCTTCGAATTATGGAGGTGCGGGTTCACAAAGGGCAGCGAACGCTGCTGATCGATGACTGCACTCGCCAACAGATTGATGCAGTTCTGGAATGGCAATCCACCGTAGAGGAGGACGATCAATACGACGACTTGATTGTTCATCTGGTACGGAAAGCCGGCTGAACCAGATCGCCATGAATTGAAAGTAGTGTCGAGGAGTTGCAGCTCCCCGACACCGACCATCTCAAAGGAGAAGCACCATGCAAGTGAATCAACCCAAAGGTGGCACCGGGGAGGCTACCACGAACCCTCTCGCTATCGGTGATCGAGTCAGCTACGTCCAACTGACTGCGGTAGGTCGTGGCTATCGTGTCAGTGCCCGCAACGGCGTGATCACAGAGATAGATGGCCAGGTTGCAACGGTGCGTGGAGGTGATGGCCGACACATCACCAAACCGCTCGCCAAACTGATACCTGAAGGCCAACCCAATGCGCTGACACGCATGCTCGCTGGGGAGCAATGATCATGTCCGTGTTCCTCCTGATGTACCTGTGCGTCGATGCTTCCCGCACCGACTGCCAGGTGATCCCGGTTCAACGCTGGATCAAACCCGACGCCTATGAACGGTGCATTGCGGCCGTCCCGCAGCTGACGGCCGAGCTCTCAACCGAAAACCGCCAGCGGCATCACTTCGTATGCGAAGCCCATGACGGCACCGAATTGGGTGCAGGCCAGCAGACCGCGCCAAAGCTTTCTTATCAATCATTGCGCCTTTGACCTGGAGAACGACATGAGCGAGTGGACGAACGAAATGAGCGACAAAGCCATCAAGACGCTGATGGAGCGCTGCGGAATGCTCCAGAACAAGACGCTTTATGACGAGCTGAAGCAGCTTGAAAACACGATGAGTCAGGCCTTCAAGCCAACGTGGGGTGGTCCGAATGATCCTGACGTGTTGAGGCTCCAGATCGATAAACATGAGCAGTTCCGCGCCGAAATACAGGCCATCTGCGAAAACGGCAAGTACCGCACGCAACACACCCAGCGACAGATGTGCAAATTTCTCGATGACATTCGGTACAAGGCGCTGGCCTCCAAAGCTGACCAGACTGCGCCGATCAAAGAAGCACCGGGGCTTGGACAAAGGTTGGGGGGCTGCGATGAACAACGGTAAATCCTTTCCTTGGAATCTGGACCTGACAGGCACCTGCGACCAATGCGGTAAATCCCGCGCCCATGGCAACCACCGCAAGTGCAGCAAAACGCGTCAGGCGCTTAATGCACAGCGTCGGGCCGAGGAAGCCCGATCCGGGGTGGCCCCGAGACCTAGAAAAGGTGCCAGCTTGTTCTGGTTACTTCGCCAGGACTGATCGGCGACACTCGATCCGAAGGCAAACGCAACACTGAAAGGCCCAGCAACGGGCCTTTCTTCTTCCTGCATGCTGGTCAGTTGTTCAGTACATCGCGTGGGGACGCACATGGCAGATGGTGTAGAGGCCCGTGGCAACTCGGTACGGGTCTATTTTCGTTTCAATGGCGAGTTATGCCGGGAGCTTGTACCCGGCGGCAACACAGCGGCCAATCGGGAGCATGCAGCGCGCCTGGTGAACATCATCGAATACGAGATACAGGCCGGCACCTTCAGCTACAGCCGGCACTTTCCCAACTCGTCCAAACTGGTCGAAAACACTTTCGGCCACTATTTGGATCTTTGGCTGAAAATCAAAAGCAACAGCGTTGCCGCCACGTCGTACCGGGGATATTCCAACAAGGCAGAGGTCCATGTCCGGCCGCGCTGGGGCAAGGTACAGATCGACCAGATCGATCACCTGGATTTGCAGGAGTGGGTACAAGACACACTGTCGAAGAGGCTCAAGAACAAGACCATCCGCGACATCATCAGCAATGTGCGCCAGGTCTTCAGGCTGTATCGCACCCGTAAGAAGGTTGCTCACGACCCGACTGAAGGGCTGTTCGTCCGCCTGCCTGATCCTGAAGCCCCGGACCCGTTCACCAGAGCGGAAATCAAACAGATTCTCGAAACGCCGACCAAGCGCACACAAGAGCTGTTGATGGTGCAGTTCATGATTTGGGCGGGGCCGCGGGTTTCAGAAACTATCGCCTTGGCCTGGGAGGATGTCGATTTGCAACAAGGGACGGTGACGTTCCGCCGATCCAAGGTGCGCGGGGCGTACCGGGTAACGAAAACCCGGCGCTCGACGCGAAAGGTGCGGTTACTGGCGCCGGCATGGGACGCTCTGCGCAAGATTGACGCGATCAATCAGGTCAAGAAAGCGGAGACGGTCGATATCGTTGAACGGGACAACAAGACGGTGCGGCAGCACAAACTGCACTTCGTCTTCCTGAATAGCAAAAGCGGGTTGCCGCATGTGAGTGATTTTGTGGTGCGGGATCGATTTTTTAAGACGCATTTGAATGCCGCTGGGGTGAGGTATCGAGGGCCAGGGCAGTGTCGGCATACCTACGCCAGCCAGTTGCTGACCACGGGCGTGGCTTCAATCGATTGGATTGCTGAGCAGATGGGGCATACAAACGGGAACATGATCCGGCAGCACTATGGGACTTGGATCAACGAGGATGGCCCGGACGTCATCGGAATGCTGCAACTCGCGCTGAACATGTAG